TCGATCTTGCTTAGTGTTTCCCATACTGACATGATGTTCTCCTATCTTTTGGTTATGCGTAGTGATCCACGCTTGTCACGTTTGATGGTTAGGTGGTCGCAATAAACTTCTCGTTCGTTATCACTGACCATTTGTTTGAGGCTTTTCTTTGCGTTCTCGAACGTGCGATTCTGCTCATATCCATTGATGTATGTGATGGCTGCGTCCATGAACTCGTTGTCTCGACTGGCATCACGCACGACCATTTCGTCCAGCGGGATTGACTCAGTTGAGAGTGTCGGTGTGTCCACACCAATCGGCTCTTCATCGCGAACAACGTAACCCCAGAAGTCTGACACCACTGCCCACATTGAATTGAAATACTCTTCATCTCTTGCGACATGCACACTGTCCCACTCACTATTTCCAAAGATCACACTTAGATAAGCACCCTCTGCATCAGCAATGTGCATATACGTTTGCAGTTGCGGCATGTAGTAGTCAGCCACCTTGCTCATATTGTTGTAAGAATTAGTGTGTTTGCATTCTACAATGCACCGATCAATGAGACCATCAACGGTCCCCACAACAGGCACTCCTCCAACATCTGCTTTGAACTCCGTTTGCTGCCCACGCACTGTGACATTGCGTTCAGTTTCAAACCAAGACAAGTTAAAGTCTTCTGTGTGTACTCCCATTTGTACTGCAAGATTGCGTGATAAATCTTCTGACTCTGTGCGACCAGTTTTGATCTGCCATAACTGAAGCCAGTTACCCTGCATGATCTGGGTGCAGTCGCTCCCACCTATGAAACCTTTGCGGTTCATGCTGTTCTCCTTTATTTATAATGACTAAGCTACTGCATGTGTGCAGTAATATCAAGCATTTCTTTTACGAGCGTTTGCCATCGCAGCCTCATGCTTGGCGTACATCTCTGCTTTGATATCTTCGTATGGATTGAAGCGAACACGATTGCCATCTTTGTCTTCGCTATCAACCCAGTAGTCACGATGCCTTGCATGTTCAACAAGCAATGCTTGGCGATGAGGTTCCAATTCAGATTCCGAAATGTACCCCATAACAATCATGCCAGCAGCTTGTCTCCCAAACAACCAGTGATCTGCAACCAGTTCGCCAGCACGAATGCGTTCAGCATTGATGCGAAAGCTATCAGGCTGCCATGACTTGGTGCGCTCCATGTCTTGCTTGTATATATCGTGCGATCCACGCGAAACACTTGCTGACCAGACATCATCTTTAACGTAACGGCCTACTGCCTTTGGTTCATTCTTCATTCTGCCACCTTAAAATATTCAGCTATACGCTTTCCATTTGGTAGTTCGATCATTGTTTTATCAACAGGATATCCTGCTTTCTTTAGATCGCTGATGCGTGAAGCCAGTCGAAAGCAATCATAGAAATCCAGTGCTTGCCATGCTGTGATTGTTAATCCTTTATCAAGGTGTGCCTTTATCATTTTGTTCTGTGATTCCATAGCTGTTCTCCATTAGCTGTTGAAATTGTTCGCCAGTCATTATGACTAGAGTTTGCGGAGTTCCTCTCCGTCTTTTATAAAATGCAATGTCTCTGTTCTCGAGAACACTGAAGGGACTAGGGAAGTTAGACTTGTCCCGATACTTTACTTCTCCCACCAGTTTTTTTCCGTTGATGTAGAGGTGGATGTCCCCTGAATACTCTCCCCCCAAGCTGCCGCTGAGGGGGACGCGCTTCGCTTCGATCTTCGCTTTGATCTGGTTGAGCCAGTCGACAAACCACTTTTCGTGGTAAGTTCCTTTGCTTTTGTTACGGTTTGCCATCGATCCTCCTCGTAGCAATGAAGGCAAACATACCAGTGCTTGTTCATTGTTTTCTTGTGGTCGTTGCGCAGGATGGCAACAAACCATTCTGTTTGCATTTCGCAAGCAATGCAATGAATGTATTGCCTACCTTTTTTTAACTTCGATGTCATATTCTAAGGCATCCAGCCAACACATCAGCATGAATCCTGACGGTATTCTTTTGTGTGTCTCCCACTTGTGAATGAGAGATGTTGTGCATCCCATCTTATGAGCGAGAGCTTCTTGGCTTAAACTCTGCTCTGATCGTGCGAGGATTAACTCTTTTACCAGCCTCTCGTAATCTTTGGGTATGCTCACGGGCCTGTTGTAATAGGTATAGTTCTTCAATGGCATGGACCACCTTTAAGGCTGTTTCATACCGTATCTCAGTCGCTCCGTTGATTGTTCTGTAATAGGTAGACGTAGGTATGTCTGCCTTCTTGAAAGCTGAGAGCAAAGAAATGTCATGCTTCTGTGCATTCAGCTTGAGTATTTGTAGATACGATTTCATGGCTGCGAATATGCAGTTAGAAATCTATCTCGTCAACCTCTGTTTCTCCAGAGCCATGACACGCCCAGCATGGACGAGTGTATTCTTCCATTGCAGGTGGAGTATCTCGTGATACCCAAGGCTCGGGTCGAGTGTAATACATTACGCCATCGCCCAGGCATTCTGGGCAAGCTACGATTTCAGTAGCGTATTTCGTCATTGATTGCTGCAAGGTGCTTGTCCTCCCATGCTTTGATTGCACGTTTCAAAAACTTTTCTCGATCAAAACGTGGATTGGTTTCTTCAAGTGCATCAGCAACAGTGATATGCGCTTGCGGTGACAACAGCGGACCAACGTGATCCGCTATTAGAATGAAGTCTTTTCTTGTCATGTTCTCTCCTAGATTATTAGGTTTGCTTTTTCTGTGGTCCAACCATCCATTAAATATTCATGCTTGGTGATACGCGCGTTGCGCAAAGGCTCAAAACTTTTGAACTTGTTCCAAGACAGTAGGACCAGACGTGACTTGATGACTGTTGTCATCTTCTTTAACTTGTGCGCATCTCTTGTAAGCATTTCTCTTACATAATGGATTGGGTCATATTCATAATTCTTCTGACCATCCTTCCAAGATTCTATGAATTGATCTGCTTGCTGATCGTATCCTGTTTGCTTTGCAACGTAATGAATAGCACCTAGAAGAGGATCACATTTTGTATATGTGTTCCTTGCATATGCAACACTATCAATAATGTCAGGATTGGCATCAAGCACAGCGTCCATTTGTGATGCACTGAATCCACAATTCTTAGGATTGTTGGCTGCAATCAATGCAACATGGACAACTGTTGCAGCAAGAGCTGAGGCATTATCATAGCCACGCATCTTTAATCGATCAGAGTATGATCGTGATCTACCACTATCAATTGTGGCAACAACACTTTCATCTAAATCTTTAACTAAGACAGTCCAGAATGGAGTGTTAGCTTTAACGCAAGCAGTTAAGCGTTGCTGACCATCAAGCAACACATTTGTATTTGATATACAAATTGTATGACCATTGTAATCAAAGTCATTGTTTGCCATGTCTCTTGCATATTGAGAAACCTTGGCTTGGTTGATGCGTCTGTTGTTGGTGTTAATTTCCAGAAGTTTTTTTGCATGCTCTGGTGTTACAAGCGTAAGCTCATGACTTATGTTTGGTTTTCTGGGGATCATTTGTGTTCTCCATGTTATAGGGGTTATAGAATGCTGCAATAATGCAGCAATCCAAAGGATTGTTTTTGTGACGTTGCGTCACGCTTCTTCATACTCTGCTTTGATTGAGTATCGACCTGCGTCATGCATATCATTGTATGATTGACAGATTTCCTGTGCTTTCTCTTCAGATTCAAGAAAGCGTTCAATGTATTTCTTATCACCAGCGTGTGGCTCCAAGCCGTTAGGCCAGCTTGGATTGTCACGCCACCATGATCTAACAAACACGTTATACATCATCTTTTTCCTTTCGATCTGGCATTGAGATAATGACTTTCTCATCGAGCCAAGGCTTTGCATCCTTGCCTAGTTTCTTTTCCATTGCTTTGCGAATTGATTCTTCAAGCTTGTTCATTGTTGTTCTCCAGTAATAGATCGCAGACTTCTTTAAAAGCTAAGTTCCAAGCCATACCTGCGGCTGTTGTTAGGTGCGCTCGGTCTTCAACATTGTGCTGATGAATCCAAGCCATGAGTTCATCCCAGTCTTTGGGTGTGTGGAATAGTGATATCGGTTTAATGCTCATATCAGCCCTCGATTGTTATGGTTACGTTGTAGTTGATGTACTCAGAGATCATTGTCTCGATGTCACCACGATAGTCTTCAATGTCGAAGTGTTTTGCTTCAGTAATTTGATCGATACGTTCACTGATCTCAGTGTGAATGATTGCGCGTAAAGCTCTCATCATTGCGTCTTCATTGCGGTTTTCCATTGTTGTTCTCCATTTTGTTTTCCTGTCTGTGTTGCAGGATTCTGTGTTGTCGCGCGTTGCCACAATTAGTGAGCGTGCAACCCGCCCGATAAGCCCCGTGTGTTTGGGGCGATTGCAAAGAAAAAAGGGCAGAGGCTAGTGCCTCCACCCTGT